ACGTTTATAGCAGGTTGGTCGTGTAAAGGAAAATGTTTGTCAGGTGTTACTATTACTCTCTTAACTACACCTGTTGTCACTATTTAATCTCGCTTTTAATCTTTTTAATTTGATATAAAAAGTAAGCAATAAGAACAACCATATAGCCTAATTCAATTACTGGACTAAAAACATCTATCCATTGAACTATATAACCACTTAACCCAAGTCCACCAGCCTTTAAACTTTCAACGTCCAAACTCTACCTCTTTTACTCTATTACTTAATTCTTTTGCTCTATTAGGTGTTTGTTTCGCCCAAAGGCTATCAAGCATTTCTACTGAAGCATCGTGAAATTGCTGATTTTGTAAATAGGCTATTGTTTTTTTAAACTTAGAAAACCCACCTACACCTAATTGATAACACATCTCCATAACAACATCTTTAATCTCTTGTGGCATATAACCATACCATTTAAACTTAATCTTAATCATATCGTGTAAGGCTTTAAGTTTACGCTCAAGAATGATGTCGCATATATCTGCATCTAATTCTAAATCTTTAATGGCGAAGCCGTAGCCTATAGTATCAATACCTAAACTATCTTTATAAACTACACCAACATAGCCTTCGTGTTTCTTAATACTCTCTATTAAACTCATATTAATCTTCTATGTGTAATATTAACTGTAAATCACCATCTGCAAATGTAGGAGTGGTTGATGATGTTAATATAGCTTGAACATAAACACTTGTACTATCTGATGCTGCCTGTAATAACATTAAATCATCATTATTTTCTCCTGAAACACTCGCAGCAACCATTTGATGAATTTTTGAATTATCAATATGACTCCCACTTGTAGCAATATCATTATCTAATTTACTTAAACCACATATATTATTAGCAAGTAAATTTGCATCAGTAACATTAGCAGTTGCGTTTATTACGCCAAGACCTGTATTCCCTTCGGTAAAAATAAATGTTATATCATCTGAACCAGCAGTTTTATCAAAAATATAACCTCCAACCAATTTAGAGCAACCACCTTTTTCTAATACTGCTCTTGGTATTTCTGTTGCAGTAAATAAAACATCTCCCTGAGCATAAGCATCTGTGCTTAATGTAGGGGTAATTCTTATAATTCTTTTACTACTTCTAACCACTCCATCTCTACTCATCTACAGCCTCCTTTTTAGGTGCTTTTTTCTTTTTAGGTTTTGCTTTTGGTTTAGATTTTTCTATAACCTCTATATCAAATCTTCCGTCTTTTTCTAAATTTTCTAATTTTTTTGCAGTAATAAAACACTCAACATTAAGTGTCATTCCTGAAGGAACTTTGTTTCCTCTAAATATAACTTTACAATCTTTCATATAATCTCCTGTTGAATATAGGGAGGCATAAAGCCTCCCCATATATTATTAACTTAGTTAATTGCTTACCAAGAAGTTGTTCCTTCTTCAACAATTCCCCAACATTTAGTTTGACTTGCATCTTGAACTAATTTAGCTCCACCGATATAATCGCCCACTAATTTGTGTGCAATATAATCAATGTCATATTCTGAGCTTACTGAAGGAGCTTTACTAAAACCGTATGCTAATGCAGAACTGTGAATTAAGAATCCACCTAATACATTACCATTAGTTAAAGCACCATCATCAGAATCTACAGCATCATTATGATTTGTAGATGTAATATGGTTAGAAAGAACTACATTCATACCCATAACAGAACCAACTTGTCCATTAGGAACATCAACTGCACCTGTTTTAGAAATATGAATAAAATCATCTATTCTAAATAATGAAGCATATAAAGTTGGATTTAGTATAAGTGTACACTCATTAAGTGGACAGTTATTTTCTAAAGCAACTTTACTCATATGTGCTAATGTAGCAGCATCAATAGTTTTTGCTACTGTATTACCTGCAATATTAATACATTCTGTTGTTAAAGCAAGAGCAGTTTCTACTTCTGTTTCAAATCCTAAAGCTAATTTATAACCAATAGAATCTGCATACATTGAAAGTAGGTCTGAACTTGATTGAACCACACCCATATCTTCAACCATTGCTGAAGCATATTTATGTGAAGTTAATGCTAATGCAATACTGTCTTCTGTTGCATTAGTGTAGTTAACAGGAACGTGAGGTGCTTTAGTAGCTGCATCTGCAACATCTGCAACTGATGGTATATTAACTGTATCACCACCTGCTGAAACTAAAGAACTATAATCTGTTCCTACATTTGTCATCACTAAGTTTTTCTTAAATGATGCTCTGACTGCTGCTGCCCATATCTCTGGTATAAATACTGCTAATTCAGTATCAGAGGCTTGAGATGCAGCTGGATTTGCTAAACCTGTACTTGTCGCCATTTATTTCTCCGAATCTAATCCTCTATCAACTGCCAAATGCGACCTTCAAGTAGGATTTTTTATTTTTTAGTATATTGAGCCACAATATCTTTCCAATTACTTTTTCTGTCTGCTTTGCTCATATTAGTCCAACCACTTACATCTTTAGCTGGGGTTTTGACTGTACCTCTTACTTGAGGTTCAGGAGCAGTCTGTTTAGTAATAGTAGACACCACTAACTCTAATGTTTCTAAATCTTTATTTAAAAATTGTTCTCGCTTATCTTTAGGTAACTGTTCTAATAAAGAAGTTTTTCTATTTTCTTCATATGTTTGCCATTTTGCAGCTTTTTTAGATAAATTTTCATTTTCTAAAGAAACTTTTTCATATAAAGTTTTAAACTCTTCTTTTTCTTTAAGTTTAAGATTTTCTTGAGATTCTAACTTCTTTTCTAGTTCAGCTAACTTATTTTCAGCTTCTTGAGCTCTTTTTCTATACTTCTTGCTTTCTGCTATGTACTCATTTTGAGCCACTTCCTGAGTAACATTCTCTGCACCACTATCCACAACTGTTTCATTTGATACTTGTTTTTCTTCGGACATACTGTCTCCTATCTTGTATATTTATTAAAGCAAAATACTATATCTTGCGTTTGTCATACATTGTAACTTAAATTAAAATGGCAGAAAAATGCAACATTTAAATAATTATAAAAAAAAATGGTTCAATTATTTAGACTATTCTCCACACGAAGGTCAAAATAAATTGCATTTTCCTACTAAAAAATCTGCAAGGTTTTTTGTAATGATTTGTGGGAGGCGTTTTGGGAAGACTACGGCATCGGCAATGGAAGCGACATTCTACGCCTCCCAGCCGAACCAACGTATTTGGCTGGTAGGTCTTTCGTATGATAAAGCCGACTTGATGTTCAGAGAAGTGTGGGATAAGATGGTAAAAGGACATCAGAATGATATTATCAAGGCTTCAGAGAAAGAAAGATATATCAAATTCAAATGGGGAACAACCGTAGAAGCTAAATCAGCAGATAATCCTGATTCACTTGTTGGTGAAGGGTTGGACTTGCTGATTATAGATGAGGCAGCGAAAGTAAGACCTAGAATTTGGGATATGTATTTATCTCCCACTCTATCTGATAGAAAAGGTAAGGCGATTTTTATTTCAACGCCAGAAGGGTTTAATTGGTTATATGATTTATACCTGCTTGGAAAAAGTGATGAACTTTGGGAATCACATCAAGCACCGTCTTGGGATAATAATTTCGCTTTTCCTACAGGTGCAGATGACAAATTTCTCGTTGAGAGAAAACGTAATATGTCTAAAGAGCTTTTTGACCAAGAGTATGGAGCACAGTTTACTTCGTTTGAAGGTAGGGTTTATCCTTTTGATAGAAATATTGATGTTGGTTATTACCCTCATAATGCCCATCTTCCTACTTTTTGTAGTATTGATTTTGGGTACAGGATGCCTTCTGTGGGATGGTATCAAACGTACAGAGTAAATGGTGAATGGCATATTAATATGATAGATGAAATAATACATCAAACAAATATAAAAACAGATGAGCTAGTAAGTATGATAAAAAGTAAACCTTATAATGTAATGAGATATTACGGTGACCCAGCAGGTTTACAGGCACAAGGTCAATCAGGTGTAGGAGATATAGAAATTTTTAGAAAAAAAGGTATAAACGTTAGGACAATAACAGATAAAGCCTCAAGAAGTATAACAGCAGGTGTTAATCACGTTAGAAGTTTTATAGAAAACGCTAACGGAGAAAGATACCTTCATTTAAACAATAATTGTATAGGTATGGCAGAAGATTTAGAAAGTTACAGGTATCCTGAAGTTCAAGACGGTAAACCATTAAAACAAGAGCCATTAAAAGACGGATACCACGACCACGGTTGCGACCAATTAAGATATTTTTTTATTAACCATTTTCCAATTAAAAACAGAGAAATTAAAGTGAGGAAACGATAATGTATGAACAAGATATAATAACAGAAAGTTTAAAAAAATTAAAGATTTATAATCATAACCAAAGAGAAAAATATGTAAATAAATTACTTGATTATTATAATGGAAATAATACGGAAAATTATATATCAGGAAGGTTTGATTTAGAGGCTTTTAGGGAAGTTCCGCCTTATGAGGCAAATATAACCAAAAAATTTATAAATAAAATGTCTCGTATATACACTATAGGTGCGGACAGGAACGTTAATAAAAAATATGATAATCTCTCTGTATTAAAAGACGCTAAAATGAAACATATTGAAAGAATGACACGCTTAGTTGGTAGTATAGCTGTAAGGATAATGTTTGTTGATGATGAAATGCCTCACTTTGATTATCAACCTATATATTATTTTCATCCTTTCTTTGGAAGCGACCCTTTTAAACCAACTTCTATATGTTATCCTTTAATGAACTATACAACAGATTCTTCTAATTCAGATAAATTACAATATATTCATTGGAATGATAAAGAATATGTTATTTTTGATGATAGTGGAGGAATTTTAGAACAACAATCTCATAATTATGGTGTTTTACCTTTTGCTTTTACTCATAGAGAGCATCAATGTGATTCTTTCTATGTTGAAGGTGCAAATGATATTGTTAGTGCTAATGAGCATATTAATATTACAATGACAGAGATGCAACTTGGTTTAAGGTTTCAAATGTTTGGACAACCTGTAGTTTCTGGTGCAGATTTAGGAAATAGACAAAGATTTGGTTCTGATGTTATATTAGAGCTTCCTTCTGATGCAAATTATGATATTAAATCACCATCAGGCGATATTAATAAAGTTATTGAGAACGTTAAATTTCAAATGGAACTTGCAGCACAAAATAATCACTTATCTGTTCAATTTGCTCAAGATGGTGGCGAAACACCAAGTGGTATTGCTTTGAAAATTAAAGATTTAGAAAGTTTTGAAGATTATCAGGATGATTTGGCTTTATGGACACAATACGAGCACGAAATTTACCAAATTGAGAAGAAAATAGCAAGAACTTTTAATATAAACTTACCTGAAGGTTTAAAACTTGATTTTAATGAACCTGAATATCCAATGACGGTACAAGACCAAATAGCCCTTGATAATCATAGATTAAACTTAGGACTAATAAGTAAGGCTGAATTAATGGTTGAATACAATAAAGACTTGACTTTAAAAGAAGCAGAAGCTAAATTAGAAGAAAACAAATCTAAATTAGAAAAACCCAAAGAAATAAAAGAAACTGAAGAAGTTGAGGAAGTAGAGAACCAAGATGGAAGTAAAGACGAAATTTAATATAAGTTTTGCAGAAGGTTTAAAAGAATTAGGGAAAAGAAAATTAAATAAAAGTTTATTAGAACAGATAATTAAACCTATTGTAGAAAAATCTAAAAGATTTATTAAATCTGGAAAAGTAAGACCAGCTCTTGCTAAATCAACTATAGAACAAAGAAAAAAAATAGGAATTTCACAATCAAAACCTTTATTTAAAACAGGTGCTTTAGCTAATAGTTTAAGAGCTGATACTCAAGGCATAAAATCAAGTGCAAGAAATAATAAAGGTGAATATTACGCTAAATTCCATTATTATGGAGGAGATAATGGAAGTCCTCCTGAAAGAAAATTTATAACCGCTAAAAGTGAAGGAGAATATTTGACCTCTGAAAAATCATTTCCTGATAAAATTAACAAGGAATTTAAATCAAAATTCAGTAAATTGTTAAGTAATAGGATAAGGAAAAAGAAATGAAAAAATCAGACAGAGAGCTAATAGAAATCCTTCTTAAAAATTTAATTAATATGCACGAGAAAATAAACTTAATAGTTGAATTTATGGGAACTGAATTAAATGAAGAAGAATATAGTAGAAAATTCTACAAAGAAGAAGATAAGTTAGTAGATATAGACAAAAATACTTATGAAACAATGTGCGACTTAATGGGAACTGGGCACATCCCTTTTATGGGGATAGCGTAATGGAGAACAATGGATATTTTACAAGTATTGGAACAATTTGGAATACCAGTAGCGATGTCGATAGCGTTCGGATTTTTTATATGGAAACAGAACAGATTTATACAACAAACTCTGATGCAAGAGTTAGACCAAGACTTCAAGAGGTTGGAAGGTATTATTATTAAGCTAATTGACCAACAAAAACTGGTACAAATGGAAGTAAAAAAATTTCACGGAATATACAAATCACTAATAGAAATATACGCAAGAAAAGACGAAAATACTGACAAAATAATGAGAATTATGGAGAAAGAAAGAAATGAATAAGCCTCAAAAAGTGCGTATAGAAACACCTATGGGTACTATTGAAAGTGATTCAGGTAATCATTTAGTGGATGTAGGTACTGTA